TAAAGCAATACCCGATGTGGCTATAGCAGCATTTTGTGAGTCCCATAGTTGCCAATCAGAAGCAGTAACCGTTATGGAATTTGGAGTTACACGCAAAGGTACAGGAAACTTCATTGGTACATAAACTTCCGTTGTAGACCGGGCAATACCAAAACCTAAGAAAGTCAAAGCATCCGGTTCAGTAAAAGCAACACAATACCTTTGGCAATCTCTTAGTTCCTCTTGGTAACTCTTTGGTGAGAAAGGAAGCGGTACATCGGTTGCCGTTATCTGTAACTGTGCTATTTCAATGTAATCATTTGCACCGGCTGTACCCGTAAAGTTAGCCAAGTTCTTAAAAAATACACCTATCTGCGTTGCATTAACAGGAACTACAGATGTTGATGTTCCTTCATATTTAGTCCAAACTGTTGGAGGAACAACACCACACGCACTTGCCACAATATTACTTCCCGTAAAGGCATTGCATATAACTTGGTCTGTACCTGTTCCCGAATAAACATAACAACCTATTGTGTTTCCCGCCCAAGTTGCTCCTGTCCTCATATAAAATGAAATGGTTAAATACTTTCCTCTAAACTGCACCGAGTTTATGGTTTCAAACGGTTGCATCCAATAGAACCTACTTGCATAAGTTGCACCTTCATTTCTTTGAAGCCTTAAACAGTAATAACTTCCATCAAGACCTGCAAGTTGTCTTGAGAAAGTTGCGTTTGCTGCCGTAGTTGAATAGTTATAAGCTAACCACCTGTCTGCTACCCAAGTTTTAGTTGCATCTGTTAGAGTCCAAGTTGTTCCTCTTTGCCATATATCAAAGTTTCCATTTATAACAGAGTTTCTGAATAGAGAATGATAATTGTAGTTGTTTATTGTGGCTTGATGCCTTGCTTCAACACTCGTTGGCATTAAGGTCGGTGCTTCTGCAACGGAGTAGAAGGGATTGGTTATAGTTGAGTTAAGTAATGGAGATTCCTTCTCAATATAAATTGTAACCGTTGAATTTGGGTTTACATAAGTTGGGTTTGCACTCACTATCGCATACCTCTGCTCTACCGTATTTGCGTACATTTCCACATTATCTAAATAGCGTCTTTTAATATCTTCTGCACCTAAAGCAATGCCGTTTACTAAGAATAAATCGTCAATTGAACCATTGTAAAACAGGTTTTGTGGAGAACCTCCGGTATTACGACAACCAATTCTAATATAGTTTTTTGGATAAGCGGGAGCTGCCGTACAAGTGGTTTGTGCTTCCAAGACACCATTAACATATAGACGAATGAAAGAACCATCCCAAGTCCCAACAACATATTGCCATGTATTATCATTTAAGGTTGTTCCTGTTGCTGCATAAGTTGCACCTGTATTGTCCGCAGTAAAAAAACTCCATTTATAAGCAGAACTTCTCAAAAGTATGAAACCTGCGTAGGTTGGAAACCATTGTGAGAAACTTTGGAATACATACTCTGTACTACCCGAAGCTGCTCGTTTGCACCAAGCACCGATGGTAAATGCTCCTGTAGGTTGTAAGTCGTCATTTACTCCGTATATTTCTGCTGCATATATCCTTCCTATTTCCTCTGCATTTAATGCCTCACCATTGAATATAGTAAAGTCATCAACCGAACCTGTAAGAAAGTTATCATTACCACCTATTAGATTCCTACAAGCAACCCTTACATAATTGGTTGCCTGATATGCGGGTGCGTTTGTCCAAGCAACTGTTGCATTTACCCCATCAAGCACATTATCAACATATAGTTTTAAGTTAGCACCATCCCAAGTTCCAATAAGATGATGCCAATTACCATCGTCTATAACTGTTGCTCCAATGGCATATTCATAGTCGGTGTGTAATGTTGTACCTGTATTTTTAGCCGAATAGAAAACTGCAAGACCGGCACTACTAACACTTAATGCAATACCTGCATAGTTTGTATTTCGGGCATACGATTGAAAAATATATGCTTCTGCTGCATTGTTTAATACTTTAACCCAAGCACTTATTGAGAAGTTTCCCGTAGGTTTGAAATCAGCATCATCTACTGCCGAATAAGCATCATCTCCTGCAAAGGCAGCAGCATACCCAAACTTCCCCGAAGCATCTTCTGTCGGAACAGATATGGCTGCGAGTGTGTGTGCTTTCCCCGATGAATCGGTTGTTAAAGCACCTGTTGAAAATCTATAATATGCTACAGAACTTGGCACTCCCAAAGAGTATGCGTCATCCGTAGCCAAAACTACTGCACCTGCAAACTTTCCGTTTGAATCTTCTGCGGGAGCAGATATAGGAGTTAGGACATGAGCATTGCCCGAAGAATCCGTAGCCAAAGCACCTGCACTAAATCTGTAATATGCTTTTAGATATGCAGCAAAATCCTGTTGAAATTTTAGTTTTGTACCTATTGAGTATTTAGTTCTTAAATCTGCTGCAACTGTAAAGGTTAAAGAGGAAGCATAAGTCCAAGTTTCTCTTGCCGGAATCCAACCATCTTTGAGCCAAGAACCCGCAACTGCCAAAGAGGTTATGTACTTAACATCATCTGTCCCGGCATTTATATCTGCTGCCACACCTTTAGTCATCGTTGCCTGTTTCCCGGCTATTTCAGTTTCAATATCTGCAAAGATTTTATATGTGGGAGCAAGAAGCATCCTATATGCTTTACCACCTATATTATGATTTTGTGCAATATTAGCGGATGTTTCTCCGTTATAGGAATTTCCAACTACCGGTCTGACAATTGTTAATGTATCCGTAGACAATCCCGTAACCCTTGAGATCTCAACATAGGGATCATCTGCCGGGTTAATATAATCGGTAGAATTCCACCAAACAAGATTATAATTGGCTACAGCAGGATTGGGTAACTTAGCACCTTCACCACCGGATAGTACAACCGATGTTGCAGTATCGTTATATCCTGTACTTACATTTACTTTTACAAAGTTTTTTATTGCATCAGCCATTGTTTTCTCCTATATCAAAACCAATGTTTTCTAAATCATCTGTCAAGATAACTTCGTCATTAGGCATTACAACTAACAAGAACCTTTCTCCGGGTTTCTCATAACCCATGACCGTCATCCTAAGATGTACCTGTCCATTTTCCAAAACGGTATTGCGATAGAAGTGTATTAACTTCCATCCGGGCTTAAATATTAAAGTCTTTGACATCCCGGCATCGCTTACCAAGCGGAACAAAAGTAGTTTTGATTGGTCTATTTCCTTAAATTGATGAAATAAACCCTCATTATCAAACTGCTTTAGCAGAGTGCCATCATTATATGTGGCAATCCACTTCCACTTTTCATCGGCAACATCTTCATATTCACCTGTTTCTTGGCGGAAAAACTTGTATATCATTGTATTGACCTTTCCGTAGCAGAAGCATTGTGTTGCCGTTTAGCTACAATATAAATGTACTACTATTGTCTTTCAGATCCACGCTTTAATGCTGCTTCTTGGATCTGTGCGTAATTCTCACCCATACTTCTTGGATCAGTTGGAGCAACTCCCGTAACCTCACAAATATGAGCAAGGCACACTTCTTTAGTTTCAAACTCTTTATTACATTGACCACATTTGACCATATTTTATTAACCTTTCCTTTAGTCATCAACTTTATGCTTTTCTTGCCCTTGCTCTTGCATTTGCTGCTAATTTTTGGAATCTACTTTTGCCAAGATTCTTTCTTCCAATCCATGCAGCCAATGCACCGGGATTCTTAGCACCTTTCTTAGTTAAACCTGCTTTCAATGCAGCAAATCTTTTACCTGTTCCAAGTTTGGCTTTTTTACCAACAAGTTTTAGACTCTTGCCCTTTGACTTTTTGGCTCTTGCCGATGTTCTCAAAATATACTTCATCCTAACAACCTCCTCTTTGACCTAAATAATTAAGCAGTTTCATCGTAACGGTAACTCATTGTCGTTGTGCTACCCGCTACATCTGCTGCGTTGGTTACTATTTGGTGGACAAGATAATCAGAGAATCCGATTGCTACCAATGATCCGGCTAATGATCCGCCAATCCCAAGATTAGCTGTTCCCGTTGCACCTGTTGGCATTGCTTGATCAACCGTTGCTATTGCTACCTTAACGGGTTGAACATACGCTATTGCTCCACCGTATGCTGCGGTTCTTGCATTGGTTACATGAGTTGCAGCTCCGCCTAATGCTCCGGTTCTCCAAACCTTTAGATTATCAATCTTGGAAGATCCGCCCATTGCAGTAACATCAACCTTTTGATATTTAGCATAGCTTCTATCTCCCGGAGTGATTGGAAATGCTACCGGATCAAGATTAACAGCATCCGTATTACCCATGTTTGTGTTGGTAATGTTTACGGTTTCGCTTTCACCTGCACCGTTATATTCATTTATTACTACTGTTGCAGCCATTTTTTATATTCCTTTCGTTGGATTGCCTTAGTAGGCAGATCCTAAATCAATACGCCTCCAATTAGCATCTGCTATCGTATTGGCTGCTATAGCCATATACAAATAGGATGTGTCTGTAACTACTTCTCTTAATGCACCTACCGTGCCATTAACACCTGCTCTTGTAGTTCCAAGAACAAGTGCATCCCACGATAGTGCTGCTCCAATTTCCTTTGTTGATGCTATGGAGTTTCCTATTACACCTTTAGTTCTTGCTTCGGCTACTAAAGTTGTTGCTGTACTCGCCTGACCTAATACGGTTGGATGTGCTGCTGCACAAGAGTAATCCGTTCCCGGAGTCCCGGTATGATTCAATGCGTTTAATAGATTAAGCAAGGCTGCGGTATCCGTTAGACCAATCAAAACTTCCCCTTCTGTTGGAGTTAGTAGTGTCTTAAAAGTATATTGTTTGGTATCAACTGTTACCTTATCACCATCGGCTATATTGCTACCACCACCTGTAACAGTTAAAGTTCCTCTTGAAGATACAGCATTTACGGGAGTTCCACTTTTAACCGCTAATCTCCAATCCTTTGCTGTAAAATCTGCGGGAGTAGCAACAACTGTTGCACCATCTCCTGTTGAAGTTACCTCGCCTGTATGATTTGGATGAACATAGTTATTAGCACCATCGGCTACATTGATCATTGTTCGTACATTTGCTGCGGTTAATGCTTCGGGTACACCTGTTGCTGCTGTTGCACGACCTATAATACGGGCTGTGGCAATATCTGCCAACTTAGCCATAGTTACCGCACCATCATCAATGTTTGCTGTGGATGCTTGGTCAACGAGATCCCATGCGGAAACTGTAGTAGATCCGGTATTCATATACATTCCATTTGTTGAGGCATCAGTTTTCAAAAATGTTGCACCTTTGGCAAACCCTGAACAACCTGTTGGAACTGTAACTCCTGATGCGTATAGGATATTGCCATCATTATCATAAGCAATAACGGCATTTGAGATGTAATCCACGCCTATAGCCGTCAAGAAGGCTGCTTCGTGAGTAGTCCTTTGTGCTGTTGGAATTGCTGAAATACGGTTTATCTCCAACTGCGTATCGTGAGGCAATTGAGATTTCAACTTAAATATCGGCATTGTTTATAATCCTTTCTTACGACCTCGCCCTCCGGAGATTAGTCCGGAGGGGATGTCTATTCAATTATTAACTTGTTAGAGCTTTAAGAATAGTTCAACAAGAGCTTTTCTTCGTTCATCGGGTACTTTCGCACCGTAGATATATAGGGATTTATAGTTCTTCCCAAAGTTCTTGTAAGCATCTTCCACTCCGTTTTCGGTCAAGCCCATTGCAAAACAAATTGCCGACTTGTGTCCACCCAAACATCTAAACCCATTAACCGAATCACCGGTTACATAGGAATCGGGTACTTCAAAGACACTAAATCCTGCAAATGTTCCGGGTAGTTTTCCGTTCATCACGGCTTCTCTACCACCTTCTGATCCAACACCAACAAACTCAACTGATTGCTTTAATACTCCCGCAATGGTTGAGGGTAGTACCAACCATCTATCGTTTTGAGGGATAGATTGATTATTCAAAGCTGTTGCTCCTGCTGTAATCTGCCCAAAGATCAAGGCTGCTGTGGTCTGTACTGCTGTTAATGCTCTGATCACAAAGGTTGCTCCACCTGCAATTGCTCCACCGGAATAGTGAACTGCTACATCATCCTCGTCATCCGAGATGGTAATTGCCGATGTTGAACCGTAAGCGGTAACTCTGTAATACTTAGTATGTCCCAAAGCCTTAAACAATCTTCCAACCATAGTTGCCAAGAATCCTGTACCGGAGTGAGTAACAACACCTGTCGTTACATCAACTGTAACTGTACCTGTAGAGAAATCAGTTCCAATGGAATCTGCACCGGCATCGCTTACAAAGGTCAACACAAAAGTATCAATGACCTGCTTCATTCTATTTGCTACCTGTTTTTGGATTGTGCTTTCGGGATTTTTGATATACGACCTAAAAGTATCGTAGTCTTTTACCGTGAAATAAATATACCATGCTTGGTTGGTAAATAACTGACAATTGCTTTCAGTTAAGGTATCAGCCGTCATGTCCGCACCCGTATATGCGTGTTCAACAATTGCTCCGAATGTTAGAACATTTAATATACTCGCTTTGTCTTTTATCTGACCTTCGTACTCACTATTTGTTATAGCGTCTGATACGGAAGTAGCATAAAAGATTTCTAATGCTTGAGAAGCAAAAGCCTCCGCAAGTTTAGTAGGATATGCTGCCATAATCGTTTTCCTTTCAACTTAAATAAATAATTATTGTAGGTTGCAGTTCCGATTATGGTTACAATGCGGAGTTAGCTTAATACTTCAATTGTGAGGATGTTTTTTACAATCGTCAAGTACAATCACTATATTTCTATTTTTATTTTGCCTTGTTTGATAAGCCTTCGGTACTCTTTAGGATTGTTTACTCTAATCACCTTTGCTTGTTCCTCATCTATACCTGCCGGTTTTGGCTCTACACCGCCACCGCCTGTTGTCATAAGAAGTGATCCTTTGTTCTTTTTTACCGGAGATTGAGATAATCCATATAAAAATGAAGTTGCAAGATCTTCAAGATCCGTTCCCCTTCTGCTTTGCTTTAGAGCAAACGATCTAAAATCTTCTGCATTGTCCATAAGATCCGGGTACTTGGTTATGGTTTCCGGAGTTTCAAGAAAATGATCTACTTTCCCAACCCATGCGTTAATATCTTTAGACTCTTTATTTGCTTCGTTGATCTTCTCAAACCTTCGTTTATTAAGAAGCGTGTCCTTCATAATCGCTTTGGTTAGATCGGTAAGATCTTCATATTCTTCGCCTTGTTCTTTGGCGTATTCTCTAACTTCATCTTCTGTTGGTTCGGGAAGGTTAGCAGCTTCATCTATAGTTTCTGTGATCTTTTGGTTTTTGAAATGAAGCGTTAGTGCCTCTTTAGACGATTCCTTAAACTTTTCTTTATAGTCTATTTCCGGTTGTTTTACCTCAACAACGGGCTTTTTCGGGGTTTCCTCTGAAATTGGAGGCTCTACAATTGGTTCTACCGGAGTTTCTTTAGGTTCTCCGGTATCAACATCCTCTACTTTTGGTTCTTGGTTTGCCGGATCATCTTCAATCTTTGGTTCTTCTACAATAGGCTCATCACTACTAATGATGGCTGCTATTTCGGGATCTTGGGTAGGTTTTTTATTTCTGTTTGTTGGTACTGTCATAATATCCTTTGACCTGTCCGGTTAATCCGGGTTAGGTGGTATTAAATAATTACTTCTTTTTAGCTTTTGGCTTTGGCGGTGCTTCTGTTACCACACCATCAAAAGGTAAATCTTCTGCAACCTTCGGTGCTGCTATCTCTACACCCAAAACCTTTTCAAACTTCTTTGTCTGTTGATAATCAAGATACGACTGTCTTGCTCTTAAAAATCCCAAGTCATAATCGGTTAGGTTCTCCGGATCAAGGGCTGTTATCCTATCAAGTTCTTCTTTTACACCTTCGGGATAATCCATATTATTTTTTCCCTTTCTTCTTAACCTTCTTACGCTTCTTGGTTTCTGCTTTGATTTCCTTCGGAGTTTCAACTGCACCGGTAGTCATGTTCTTAACTTCAACTACCTTACCATCCACAAAGGCTAATCGCATCAAACCCTTCTTGGTTTTTTTCATTCTATATCTCGCACCGGGTAACGGCATATTAAACCTTCTTTCTGTTTTTAAGTGAGTCCCTTACAGCTTTTTCCGCTTTATCCGGAGCTGTTAGAAAAGCCACTAAAAGTAAATAGTTTTGAAGCCTTGCCTTTAACACATCATCTTTCCTCTTATCGGCATTAGTAATAACCTGCATATTAGAAAGTTGCAAGGCAATGGAATTTATCAAATCCTGTAGGCGATCTTTAAGATCTCCAATGGTTAATGTTTGTAACTGAAATATCTGTTGATTATAGGTTTCTCTTTCCAAAGCATTTAGATCCTCATACTTCAAACCTTCTTCTTCTAAAACCCTATCAAGTAAGTTAAGCATTTGCACCTCCCATCTGCGTTGGTACAGTTGCCGGAGCAGCAACCGTAGCAGCAGGAACATTTGATACTGCCGGAGGAGTTGTCCCCACCTTTTCCACATTGGGGATAACTGCCGGTGTTACCAGTTTGGATTTTTCAAAATCTAATACCTCTTTCATCTCATCAGATGACATACCTGCAAACTCCATAGCGTGTTTCTTTTGGATCTCTTTTAATGGTTGATTTTCCGGCATTAAGGAAATGACACCGGCTAATCTTTCAAGAAGTTGTGTATCTTCATTAACCTTATCAGATTTCATTCTAACAACCGTTCTGTACCCGGATCTACCCATGTATTGTTTTGGAGCAAGTTCCTTTTTATATAATCTCCTGCCGGATCTTCCCTTCTTATAAACCGTAATGTTATCTAACTTATCTTGTGCAGCCTCAAGCATCTTGCTGTATTTCAAACCAAACTCTTTCCAATCTTCCTGACAAAAGGTTGCGATACTCTTGGTTCTTTCCTGTGCATTAGCAACTGCGATCTGCACTTCCCCAAGTGTTACCTGTCTTTGTTCAACCTGTCCGGTTTGAGAGCCACTTACTGCTACAGCCTTTTCAGCAATGCCGATGATAAACTGCATTTCATCTAATGATTCGGATAGATCTCCAACAATAACATCTTTGATTAAATCGTTTGGATTGCCCGGAGTCGGATACCATCCCCAAGCAACCGGAGAAAATGTCTGTGGTATAAACTGTATATTAGTGGAATCGTAATAGTGCATATTGAAATTGCGTAAGGTTCTATTCTCAACTAATTGGCTAATCCAAGAGTTAAGGACAAGGTTTGCTTGTCTTATTGAATCTGCCGGAGCATCACTCCAAAAGTCTGTGCGTTCCGGATCAGCAGCCCAAGAAGTATATGCGTGATGGTTGTGCCAAAACTCATCTATGGTTTCACCAATTACTTCAAACAACGGCTTCTTGTAAAGTTTAATCAGTCCGCTATCCGTTGAAGCCACTACATATTCTTGAATAATATCCTCACCTAACTGCGGATCGTATTCTTTCATATAGACTTCGTTTAGTTCAATATAGGTTTCACCAACCAAAGGATCGTAAGCATCAATCAAACCAAGATCAGCCATTTTTTTTTGCTTATCAACAAAACTATTATAGTTATCTTCTTGTTCTTGAGATGTTGAATCTTTAGAATAATGTTCGGCAAGAAGTGCTTTCCCGGCTGCATTATAATCTTCATTTTCCAAGATGCTTTTTAGAGTTCTAAATATATTTATTTGGATTAAAGTTCGTGCAGAGTCAATATCTGCCGGATCTACATGGCGTTCAACAAGCATATCCTGTGGATCTACAATCTCAAACTTGAAAGCACCGTCAACAATGTTTAGTTTCTTAAAAGATCTTCCATACAAGACACCTTGTTTCTTATCAATCCTATCTCTGATGACAAGTTTATTTTTGATAGTAACATCATTCCAAGCCTCGTTGTAGTATATTTCTCTCTGCATATCGTTATCCAAGTTTTCAAAAAAGATCATTGGCGGTTCATCAATATCTTTGAGTACCGATTGCAAAGCATATTTCATTAGTGGAATGTTTACGGATTGTCTTTGGGTTAAACGGTTGGTAAGAATCTTATCCCGGTCAAGTGTGTAGTTAGTGTTCCAATCATCGTGTCTGCGTTCCCGGTAGTTCATGCTACTATCTTTTTCTTTGGTGATCTTGTTGGTTTCTACATCATTAGTTATAGGCATACATTAAAACCCTTCTGTATCAAAACTATTTACATAAGCAAACTCCCCACGATTTTCAGTAGCAAACTTATTGTAAGCACTTGCAGCTTCTTTGGGGGAATCAAAGCGACCTAAAAACACTCTATCTCCGTCAACACTCACTTGAGCCATGTATTTATCGCCCTGCAAACTTACACCCCTGAATCCCGTAACATTGTCTTTATGTACTTTACTATTCCATGTGTTTTGCAGCCGGGTACAAACTCGTAGATTTGCCTTTCTATTGTCCAACTTGTCGTGATTGATATGATCTATTTCCATATCCTTTGCCGGGTTCATTATTAGTCTGTACATATAAACGGTCTTGCCATTATTGAATGTTGCTGCACGACCTCTTACGAGATACCAACTATACTTGTTGATATATTCAAAATCTTCGTCATCAACAAGAGCAAAAAGTCCCTCTGTTACCAAACTAATCTTTTTCACAATATAAGTATTCTCTAAAAAAATACCTTTTGCAACATAAAACAACACGATTTATGCAGTTTTTTGCGTATATTTTGCAATTAAAAGGGTATGCCTCCCCATTCTGTTAATCCACCTGCTCCGATTATCTTAGAGGCATTTGGAGCATGGTATTCACCGGTAGATTTCACAAGATCAAAATACATTCGCATCATAAGCATATCTCCGTAGTCCGGGCTTCTACCAATTGCGTCTTTGATTTCCTCTTTAGGAATAACTTGAAGTGGAGCATCGGCTGCCGTATCCATTCTTTTAATCTGCTGTAAATCTGTAATGATCAACTCCCTTTGGGTTTCGGTAAGTTGTGCCGATATTTGTATCTCATGGCGATTGATTCTATCAGCAAGTAAGAAGTAACATTGAGTTCGCAGGTTCTTGTAGTTTCGTTTCTCCGTAAACTTTGGATCAATTAGTGCCGATCTTCCACCCATAAATCCTTTGATGCCATACAGATGATCCACAATACCACCACCCAAACCATCTTCATCAACAATGCCGTAGTTGTAGGGAATAAACTTCTTGGCAAGTAAATCCCGGATGTCCTCCTCTGTTTGAGTTGTTGCTTGTTTAGCTTTTTCACCAAGTTCAACAAGATTCATTCCCTGCCATATACCATAAACAATCTTATCTGATCCAAACCGGGCAACATCTGCCGTTAGATATTTCTTTTGATCATAAGGCACGGTATTAACAAACATCTGCATAATCGCATCAAAGTTCATAAGGTTCATGGAATCTGCACTATATTCCCAAAGACCATCACGGAGTCTTGCACGAAGTACCGGATCTGAAATCTGATCCAATTGATGTGCATATTCCGATTCTTGAAACGGATTATCTTTAACAAGTGCTTGAATAAACTGCATATTTTCTGAAAGTCTTTTATCACTAAATGGTTTGTAAAAGATTCTGTATAGAAAGTTTTGCGTAGGGTTGCAGGTAAGAAGCATCTTTGCCGGGAACAGACCAAACTCATCATTTCTATGCCTTCCTATCCTTGTTTTTAGAACATCAAAACACATAAACTCTACTTCCCCTGCCTCCTCAATCCACCCTCCGGTGTACTCCAACGATCCAAAGCGTTCATACAAAGGATCTGCCGGTTGATGTGCAAGATCCAACAGATCAATCTTTGATCCGTTTTGAAGTTCAATAACATTGTATTTGCCATCTAACTTGTATGCTGTTATCGGTACTTTATATGCTTGGCAAACCTTAATAAAGGTTATGTAAGTGGAAGCCATTAGGCGTTTGAGTTCTTTACGACCTATAAACCATTTTGATCCGGGATACTCATAGCACATTAGGAGTAACCATACGCAGCCAAGCCAAGACTTTGCTCCACCTGCACCACCACCAAAGAGTAAAAACTGTGTTATGTGATCGGTTAGGAAATCCCAAGCGATAGCCTGTTTAATTGTTAGGTGTACTTCCGGGTATATCTTTTTTGGCATCTTCTTTAGTTTCCGGTGGCTTAACTAAAATAAATCCACCAATAACATTTGCTCCATCGGGAGTAAGCATGGGCATTTGATCCCTCATATCTGTAATGTTTTTAGCTGTAAAGATTGAAAATGTGGGATTGTACAGTCCGGATAGTGCGTTATCTATTAAAAACTCCTTCTGTAATTGTTTAGCAGCCTTGTATGATCCGATGAATCCGGGATACTTGTCCTTGTTTTCTTCCTTCGCCCAATCTTCCATAGCATCCTGCGATATATGATTAAGCATTGCAAAGCGGAATAGAGTGGGCAATCGGTTAGGTTTATCCTCGTAACTTGACCAAGTTTCACCCTTCTTGTTGGTATGCATAACTTCCCGTTCATAAGATGGTTCAAGACTAAAGTATTCAATGATCTTATCGTTTAGTTTCGGTGTCCATTTGGTCTTTCTACCGGCTTTTTTAATATCTTTAGGATCTTTCTTTTTGGTCATAGATTTTTCTTTTGCTCTTGCCGATTTTACCCTTCACAATCGGTCTTTTACTACCTTTCCACTTAGGATTTATTTTATATTTTTCAATAATGCTCTTATCACCATTGTGATCTTCAATATGTTTAATCTTATTCTTGGCTGTCCTTTGCCATTGACGATCATACTTAGCCTGATGTCTACCACCGGTATTTCTTTTAGTTTTAGTTTCCATAATTAGAAAATACTCCTCAACTTTACATAAGTCGCCTGTCCTCTCATGCAAGATTTGCGAAGATAACCTTTCCTGCATAATGCTTCAATTGCTGCCCGGATTGTTCTTGTCTGCACTTCCGGATTATTCTTAATAATGTAGGTTAGTGGAGTGGGAGTTTTATTTCCCACTATCCAAGAATTAACCTCCGACATTATTATAACTTGCAATTGAATCATAATTAAGACATCGGACAATTACACCCACTCCATTAAGTAGCGTCTGCTCCTGCCCAATCGCAGATACCACCGCCCTGCTCCGAAAGAGTCAAGTTACAGAATGGGCGTAGTTATCCGATCCTTAATTACTTTCCCATACTTTCACCGGCTCTCACCCTTCCGGTTTTAATGGAATGGAGGTATATATCCATACCCTCCTCATAAACCTTTTGCCATTCAGCCGTTGCGTTTTCAAAAGCTCTTATCAACTTTTCCGGATCTGCCTCGTTATATGATTTGCCTCCCCGCAGTTTTGCATACTTTTTTATCTTATTTATTAGCCTTTTTTCCACGCTTTTTTATGCCCTTTCTAAATAACTTTAAGTGTTTCTTGGCTATACCACGCCTTTTTAGTCTTTTAGCATAGTTCCTTTTAAGGATTTTTGATGTCATTTTTATCATTTTTTATACCTAAATTCCCCACTAAAACTTGGTCTACCTCATTCATTATTTCTTCACAACCTGTTTTATCCGTATCTAAAAGAATGTAACAACGAGTCCCGGATTCATCTTCATTGACACTTGCAACACCGGATGTAGCAATAACTTTGGAGGCATCCATTGCTATTTTTAAGGCGTTAAGTTTATTTTTATTTCCAAGATAAAATAGGGAATCCTGATCTTTAATGGGTACTAAAAAGTATTCTTGAGCTTCCTCAATATGTATACTTTCGTAGGTTACGGGCATAGTATTATTATAATCTTTCATTATATTTTTACAAGGTAGTTGGTATCGTCTTACCCGTAAAAGATTTAATGTCGGGCATTGTAGAGAGCCGATTTTCCTCCGGATGCCTGATTTTGCCCGGTTTGATGCGTTTTTGATACATTCTGCCAACCGCAACTAAGACATCCGGGATAGATTCATCCGGGAATTTATCAAGACCAAAGTAATCAAATTCTGCAAGATCAGAAGTAGAGATAGTTATTTCAACCGTGATCTTTACCTCCCCGGTTATATGGTTTGCCAACTTCTCAAGTTTAGTTATTTTCATCTTTCTTTGATAATGGGTAATTTATTATCGGGATCTTTCCGACTACTTTCAAGAACCCCACCTGAACAATAATATCCGTAGCCAACTCTTTAAGTTCATTGGTTGAGATCTCAACTTCCCGGACATTCTTAAACATATCCCGTTTAATCTTCATAACTTACCTCTGCATATCTTTTTGTAAGCCGGGCATTTCTTATTCTCGCACCATTCTCGGATTCCCCAACCACCTTTGTAGGATTCTTGATCCTCTGCAAACTTATCTCCACATACTTCGCAATAAGATCCCCACCAAGAACCGATCCATTTTCTAAACCAAAGTGGTAGTTTCATTTTAACTCCGTTAATCGCATAGCCAAACTTGTAAGTCTTGAAGTAGGTTGCCCTTCTTTTTGAGCTATCAACATTTCTTCCGCTATTTGGATTTCTAATTTCGCTACTGCATCGTTGTATCCCATTTGATAACTTCGTCTAAAAGTTTCACCTTTTTTGATTTCCCTCGTATCTTCAATAAGAATCTTTGCAAAGGCATAAAGTACAAGAGCCTGTCCTCTCTCCGAACACTTCCCTTTAGGAAATAACTCATCTAACTTATCTTCCAAGATTATCTTTTCTTTTGAGTCTTTCATAAAAACCTTTCAAGGAAAAAGTCAAGCGTCATGGTAACAAGCCATTTCTTCCTATCCTTTTTCTTAAATAAAAACTCTGAACCATCTTCCATTGCTTTGTAATCAAACTCCGGGATATACTCACCAACCTTAACCTGTCCGTGCCAACATCCGGCAACTTCAATATCACCTTTATCAATGCCACCGGTTTCCATCATGGCAATTCTTTTTGCCGGAACTCCGTTATCTTTTAATAGATTAACGATGGCTCTTTCACCATCGCCACCCTTACGCCTCTGACTTTTGCCCATTTGATCTATCCTCTAAGATCATCTTACAAATATCCAAAAAAATACTTTTGGTAAAAAAGATCTGTATTCTATCGTAGTTTTCATTTACCCGGTCTTTTTTTACGACACTTCCCGCTTGATTATAAACCTGTATTATAACCTCATCACCATATTTATACTGACCTTCCGCCATGGTTACGGATTGGATACCTTTTAGAATTAGTTTACCGCCTTGAAGCGATGCCTCACTATCTCTTTGATGCCCGTCTTTCACTTCGTACATAGTAAAAGTAATTCCATTATGACTATCTGTCCTTTTAGATATTGTTTCCGTCAACATGAATTAGATCCTTCGTCTTACCCGGAGTGGCTTCCGGGCAAACCGCAGAAGCTAATCTTCTTTCTCTACATAGGCATAAACTTCCGCAAACCTTCGCAGGTAATCTTGTGTGCTTCCCTGTCTGTAGATAGTCAACCCGGATTTCTTAAACTTCTTTAATAACCTATTATGGTTCGTTTTGGGATCTTTGTGTAGTGCAATAACTGCTTGTATAAAATCCCTTGACCTCCAAAGACCTCTATCGGCAAATTCCCTCACATCCAACAATTTTTCGGCTATTACTTTTGCTTCTGTTAAGGAAGAAACAACAAAATCCCCATTCTTAAAGGATGCTCTCGCCTCTGATCTATCCGTTATTCCCGATAAGAGTTGGATACAAAGTGTAATTGGTATTGCGTATTCTTCATGGAACTTTTTAAGAGTGTAGTAGGAAGATACTTTTTGAGCCAAGTAACTTTCCAAGTAATCCTCCATTCCCCATTTTGTTACATTGATATTAAGAAGTCTTACATCCTCAAGGTTTGCCACCTTAGCCACCATATAATGAATTGGCACATTGAGTTGCTTTGCAGCAGACAACCTTGCCTGACCGTCTATAACTTCCATCTTGGTGTTGACTATGATAGGATTAACTTCTAATAGATTTTTGTCCTGAATTGAAGTCATCAAGCGTTCAACTTGACCTTCCAAAGTTTTACGGTTTCCTTCAATACTCTTGAAGATACCGTAATCTTTTGTTTCGTAGACTTTTCCATATTCTATATCTGTCATTATTTATCACCACCTTTCAAAAAATCTGTCCAAAAGAAATCATACAAAGTATAGTTGTGGCTTCTACCAAACTTGTCGGTAAATGTTGAATCTCTTGGTTTCTTTTCTGATAACTTCTCAAAAGGTACAATGATGGTTGCACCCTTACAGGTTATCTCTAAGTCCTCTTTTTTATCCATTGCCATTCTCACATACGGGGATGCAACACTAACAAGACCTGCTCCCCATATTGTTTTAACATTTACTTTCATTTTCTTATTCCTCTAACCCAAATGAGTAATATAAAAAATAGGAGTGTGTACTGTAAATCAACTCCCAAAAAATTCTTCATCAACATATAAAATATAGTCAAGACGGAAGCGACAATCGGATCAAATAAAAGATTCATCATAATAGTTTGTCCTTTACTGCTTCAATAAACTTTTCCATGCGGTCTTTGTAAAAAGATTCATAGTCCTTGTCCTTTTTTCCTTGTTCCCAAAGCACATACAAAACTGCCCTTAGTCTTTGTCCGGGAGTTTTGGAATCAATCTCTTTATCAACTCTGATCTGTGGAGCATTTTTTTCATCCAAAGGTACAACAAGCATCTTGAGATTTATACCTTGCAACTCCATAAATGCTACCTTCTCCTCCGGACTAAGTTCGGGAGTAGTTGCGTTAAAACCCAACGATCCATCCACCTTTGCCCGGATTCCCGTTATTATAATATCTGATTCAATGGATCTCATCTCTTGCTCCACTTTCTACAATATTTCATGTGTCCTTTTCTTGCGGATACTGCATCGGTGTAACCATCGGAATCAACACACTTGTCTACCATAATTGTCCAACCGCAGCAAAGGTTCTTACTGTCTTTTCTGCACTTGAAAACCATTGTTTCATATATGCGATTATAACCAAGTTCTTGAAACCCGGCTTTCTTCATAAAGTCTACAAGTCTTGCATCGCCTTTCCCTTCAAGTTTTATTCCCATAACTTGACAATGTATTTCCCTAACAGTTTCATCCGGGACAAGTTCCCCAACTGTTGAAACAATATACTTACCAATCTTTGTGGCAAGGGTAAACCTACACCAATCAGACATAATAAAGTGTGCCGGATGTGGCATCCAAACCCACTTATCTTTAGTTACTATTTTCATATTAGTTTCCCGGATAAAATTCATTACCGCCTCTACCTGCAAGAACAACAAGTGCAATTGCTATCAAAACTCCGATAGCAACCACGCCTTCCCAATCTATGTTCTTTATTTTATTCTCTAACTTCTTGAGCATTTCTTTCTCCCTTTAACTTTAGTTGGCAACTCATACATAAAATCCTATGGTATGTTTTAACGGAATATTCCTCAACTCGTTTTGAAACCGTTTTGCCACAAGGTTTGTCCTTATCAATTCCGGGACAATAGGTTCTTCCGGATGTATCTCTTGCCGGATCTTTACCAATTGGAAGTTGTCCCTTTGTTTCCGTTGTTGCCGGGATTGTGGAGTTTACAACCGGGTTTACAACTTTTTCCACCGGCTTTACAACCGTCTGTTTACTGACGGAAGTAGTCTTGATTGGTTCGGTTGTTGGTTTTGGAGTGTTATCTTTTGAATCCGGATCTTGGGTATCATCAATTAGGAATAAGCCGTTGAGTGCATATTTTCTTGCGTAGCTTGAAGTAGCTCCGGTGATCTGTGCAGAATCCATGCCGGTTTTAACTTCCGCTTCTCTTGCGTATGCGGAAACTTCCAAGAAATGATTTGTGTCCATTGATATACAGGCGGTAGATTTAACATAGTATCTATCACCTACCTGTACTATTTCATCTCTTAGTGTAAGGATTAGATCCCCAAGTAGGGGTTTTAAGGCTTCTAAAATATCTTCGCAGTTTCTATAGTTGAAATGAGCAAATTCGTTAATCTGGTTCTTTGGAGCTTTAAGTTCCTTTTGAATCTCGGCTAACCTCTCATTGAGAGTTTTAACTTTTTCTACTGACTTAACTTTTGCGGTTTCTTGTGGCATTGTATTGCTCACTTTCTTCCGGGTTATTCCACCGGCAATTTATTACTTGATTGGGCTAAAGTAACCATTTTTTCCTTTTCAATCCTTAACTCTTTGTTCCTATTACGCCATGATCTATAGGAAAGTTCTCCACCGTCTATTCTATATTGTCTGAATGGTGTCGTTCCTTTTTCCTTTTTTGGCTGATCAAAATACGGACTTTTGCAATGGGGACAAAGACCGATAACTTCAAGTCGTGGTGTCCATGTATAGCCACATTGATTACAATGAGCTTTTGGTAACTTGAATATTTTACTCATGGACAGAGTATACTCTAATTAAATCCTGATGTCAAACCTTAAACAACGGTAATTTACCATCAAAAATCGCCAAAATATCTACACTTTTATCGGGAACAGGAAAATCCGGAGTTTCGGATCTGATAATCCTACCAAGTGCCAAAAAATAATCCTTTGATTGAATCTTTCCGGCTTTATATAAGATTTTAAGTTCTTGTTTAGTCAGAGTTTTAACTTAGGTTAGTGGTATTAACTTAATACAGGGATAACAGAAACCGCAAACAGGAATTTCTTTCTGTTTATCTTGTATTGTTGATCCGCTTTAATTGTCGGCAATACTTACCATATCACTACAAGAAACTACTCTAATGGCTCTATGCCCTTAGTTAGAAGAAGCGTAGTCGTGATGGTACAACTATTGTTCGCTAATCCTTTTTGATGAAGTATGCAGGGACAACTTCACCGGATCTGTTTCCTCCTATCGTCTTTTATAGTCTTTCCGTTATGACTTAGTTTAGAGGTGGTAGATCAACCATCAGGTAACTATCCGGTTTATTTCAGCCGGAATCTTCTATCAAACTTTGTTGATGTTCATGGTAATAATCTTGCGATTTTTGATATGCTTCTTTACTCCAAATGGCAACTACCCAATGGTCAGTTTGCCATTGTCTAACCAAAATCCATTTACCGACTTCTTTGGCTTCATATCCTGTTGCGTTAGGGAAAAAGTATTCGTTTAGAAAGTCGGCTTTTATTCTTCTATTGTCTTTCTTTAGTTTGTTACTCATAGGTACAAAAAAACACACCAACTAAGGTGTGCTATTTTCTCTTTTTTGTTGTAGACTGTGATTGGTTCTCACGAACTAATCCTTGCATAGAAATATGCCGGGAGCAACCAACAGCCATTGGAGTAATCCGGTGGCTGTGTTGTTTCCAAAAGAAAATCCCCGCCTTCTTTCTCAATTTTAGAAAACGGGGATCACTCTCATTCTTCCTGTCCATTATTTTCGCATCCCATTAGTTCACACAATCTTTCTTCTAATTCCCGGATGAGTTTACTAACATTCTTTCCTTCATCTTGGAGGCGATACAATCGTACCAATTCTTCAACTATTTCTTGTTTAGTCATTTCAATCTCCTTTTACTGCATATTATAGAAGGTTAGTTTTCACAAAAAAAGAAAAGCACCCTTGCGGATGCTTCTCAATACCGCACCTTTCGGATTGGTTTTTTATTTATATCAAAATTATTTTAGATCTGCAATCTCTTTTCGTGTATCGTTAATCTTATCCGAGATGTTCCCAGCTACATATATTCCGCCAACCCACTCAACAAACTTGAAAAAAATGTCGGATGTAGTCTTATCTAATAAGACCAATACAAAACCCATTACCAAAGCAACAAGAGCAAAGATAAATTTTTTGCTTAATAGGATCTCTGCAATATCCATAAATATCACCTACCTTAATACTTGTCCGGATACTTTCCAAAATAAGCTCTAAACAGTTCACTTTTTGAGTAACCTTTAAGTTTCTTTAGGAGTTTTGCATTTAATCTGTCCAATTCCTTTTGTAAAATAGCTTCTTCCTCCATTAGCTTTTTGTTGGCATCTTTTAGAGGCTGTACGGCATCTACAGCAATCTTTCTCTCTTTTGTGGCATCTTCTACCTGTTTGGACATGATACTTAGTTGCGATGTTAGATCTGCATTGGTTTTCTGCATAGATTCAATCTGCGTGTTCTTTTGGGAAATCTCCAAAACTGTACGGTCTTGATAGTTCTTATAGTCCGTAGTTATCCGGGATAAGGTTTGGGTTGCCTCAATTAACTGATCGGTTGATTCCTGTAACTTCCTTTCAAGTCCGGCAATTATTTCTTCACTTGATGGCGGTGTTATCGGTGGTGTTTCCGGGATGGTAACTAAGTTGTACCCATACTTCTTATATGCTGTCCTGTCGCCATAAAACACATTACCGTCTACGGCTGCTGATATTCCGGTGATAACTTCCCGGTTGCTGTATTGCCTAAAAGCCATAAGTCCCCACTTAGTTTGAGGCATAGGAGAATTGGTATTATAGTCATAAACCGCTAACCAAAGACCATATCCGGCACTTATCACTCCCGACCAATCATTGCCATTTAATAGACTCTGATTTAGATAAACCAAACCCTTGTAACCACCTAACTTTTTGGAAAGATAATCAAGCCATGCTTTGCACCATGCTACCGGCTTTGCATAGGAAACTTCATAGTCTAAAAATATGACCTCACCGGCTTTAAGATCGCCAATTGTTCTAAGTAGGAAATCAACCTCCGATTCAACCGTGTTTCCAAGATCCGGTCTTGTATAACAGTAGTAACCAAGAAGCATCCCGGAAGATCTTGTCCCGGATTGATTGGCTGAAAACTTAGGATCAATAAAGGTTGATCCCTCCGTTGCCTTTATGACAACAAAATCACACACGGTTTTAACTTTGGAAAAATCTACTGCACCCTGCCATTGAGATATATCAATGCCTTTGATCATAACTTAATTATCCTTTCATTTAACCTACTAAGCAAATCACTCACCCATATGTTTTTTCAAATCTGTGTTCATTTCATCTAGCTTTTTTTCTAAAGAAGTCATCTTTTCATCTTGAGTCTTAAACTTTAATTCAAAGTATTGTTCGGAAGGATATTTATTTAACTGTTCCTGCATCCTATTAACTGTTATTACTGTAGCGTCTACCTGAAACTTGAGAAGTGCGAAACCAAGCACGACCATTACAAATGTAATTATTAAGTTCCAAGAATTGTTATAAAGCCAATCTTTAATGGTATTATTGTCTTTTATCATTTGCCCTCCTGTAACCTATCGTACTTATCAAGTACATCATTACTTATTATTTTTTCGTCTAACATCTCACCGGTAAAATCATCCGCTTCTTTCTTGTCCATTCCGGAAAGAATGGTTACAAGAAGTTCTGCTTTGGCATCGTTGGTTACAGCAGATATTAAGGCGTTGACCTGCGGATCTGCTTTTCCTCTTATTACTGCAATGTTTAATTTCTTTTGTGCAACTTTTACTTTGGCTCTTACATCCGGTAGAGGTAGATCCGGGTTTTGATCGTAAATATAATCTATAAGTTTATCTTCTATCTTGTTGTATGCAGCATCGGATTTATCACTTTTCTTGTACTCATCAAGTGCCTGTTGAATCCTCTTGTCCTCCTCAATTGATACCTTAGCCTTTTCCCTTGCTACTTTGGCAGTTATTTCCCTTAGTTGTTCGGTCTTACCGTAGTCTGAAACCTTGATCCACCTGCCGATGATATTGGAAAGTACCGGGATATTTAAGGCTTTTTGTAGTGTCGTCATCTCTGCATCACTTGGAGTGTAACTTGGAAGGATGATGCCACCACCCTGATTTTGTATAAGCCAATTAGCAAACTCCGGTAAACTATATTTCCACCCGGCTGCAAATGCTTTATCGGATATTATGTTTCTACCTCTAAAAGAATCGTAAGGATTCTTCCCGGATAGAAACTGTGTTATTGCACCCATTGCTGTAAAAGCCGGAGTTTCGCTTGGTACATTACCTGCTAAAAATGCAAACACATCGGCAAGATCATCAAGTCTTAGATCTTTTCTATTCCCGGCATTAAGAAATTTCCAAATAAGACCGGATACAAGTCTACCGGACTCATCGTGTGGGATTCTGATATAAACACCCTTCCCGTTCTTATCAAGTCCGAGAGGAACAATCGTGTAGTTGGTCTTGTCGTATTCACTTGCATTATCCATCATTTCTTTGACTTTCTTTCCAAAAACACCATAGGCTGCCATAATCATCAGAAGTTTTGGCATCACATCAACCAAGAATGTCTTAAACCAATAACCGGATTTAGTCTTTGGAGCTGTTGCAGCACCGTAGTCTGTTTTTATTCCCTCTTTAATAGCATTTGAAAATAGAAACATACTATTGGTTACGGGAGTTGCAGCACCGGTTTCTCTAAAGTTTGGTGATCCAAGTCTTGTTCGTACAAAGTGGACAAGTTCCCTTTCCGGCATTGCACCTTTTAACTGTTGGTATCCTGCTACTTTTGGTAGAGTTTCTATAAAGTTTCCAAAGATTTCTAAAGTATCCCAAAGTTTTATAAATGGTTTCTTCCAAGCCGGACTTGTATCTTTTGGCTTTCCAAGACCAATTTTTTGCAATGTTCTTTCAATCTGTGCATCTTCCGGATCAAAGTTTTTAGCGATGTTATTGTAGGTAAGACCTAAAACCTTCATGTCCTCCATTTCTTTAATAAGATCGTTTCTCTGATTCATTGCACGATCCCAAGATGGTTTAACCGCTTTCTTATAAAATCCTAAAGTCTTTGGGAATGACTTTATTGCCTGACCTAATGTTTCATCCGGTAAGTTTTTCCAATATCTCAAAAAGTCTTTGGTGATGTTATAGGTTTGGAAACCCAAGTTGACGGATGTGAAAAGTGGTCTGTAAAAGGATGCTCCGGATATAACTCTCATAATCCCGGACATTGCTCTTATTGCCGGATCGGACATATTATTAAGACCTCTTGCGATGTAGGGATCAATATAATATCCCTTGAGTTTTCCTTGATCTCGTACCATTACAAGATCCATTCCCGGCATTTTTCTTTCGGTAACAACTTGAGTTCTGCCGTTCCAATGTGTAGGAGCTTCAATTATTTCATCCGAATGATTCTCTTTTATGTAATCTATCGTTGTTAACTTGGCGTTGTTTCTTTCAATAGCTCTCAAAAGGCTAATGGCTTTGATAACAGAAGATGTTGCCGGATTTGCAATATCCTTGAGAGTTCCAAGTTGTCTGTGTACCGATGGGGACACATAAGTATCAAGATAATCTATAACTTGGAATGTTGCATAAGCCGGGTTAGCTTTCATTTCTTGGATCATCTCCGGTCTGTAAAACCCTGCTTTTTCGGCTTCGGTTACAAGTGATTGCGTTGCTTTTCTAAAATCGTCTTTGGCACTTTGGAGTTTATCCCAATCCTTAGCCGGTATGGTTCTTTGCATATAATCTAACTGTTCCTGTGCCGTCTTTGGATCATAACCTCCGGGATTTGCCATCTCCCCTCTTTCATTTATGGCTCTTTCAAGTTGTAAAATCTTTCCAAGTTTATTCCAACCATCCTCAACTTCCGATGTTTTATCCTTAACCGGTTGGTATAAATCCTCAATCTTATTTTTTATATAAGAATCAATGTATTGCAGATCTTCAAGCAAGATCTCCGGGTTCTTTTGATCAGATACTATTGCTCCCTGCTTAATGGATTCCCTTACCTGACTTATGATCTTAGCGTTTTTACTGTCAAATAAGGTTCTTATATCCATCCATACACTTGTTTTTCTTTGTTGATGTTCAAGTTCTTTGGCTACAAACTTAGCCTCCGCATCCTTATAGGCTTTATCTAAAAACTCATCTCTGCGTTTATATAGGGTATCGCCTTTGGCATTTATTAAGGTTTGGAGATCTGAAAATGCTTTTTCAACCTGTGGTTTTCTATCTAAAAATTTGAAATAAGCATCCCAAAACTTCGGAGCTTTTATCTTCAATGTTTCCGGATCATTAAATAGTCCGGAGATCGCATCAGCATAAAGTTCAACTGATGAGTACCTATATTGTTGGTAATGATCTGAAACCTTGCTTTCATCAAATGGTTTCCAATACTGTGTCCAATCTTTGAGTTCCTTTCGGATCTCTTTGTCTTTAATAGAGTTTTCCTGCAACTTATCAACTTCTTTGTTAAGCTCTTTTATTCTTGCTAACAAACTCTTATCTGCACCGGTATCAGAAATGATATATTTAGGCTTTTGGTTTTCTATAACTTGTTTGCCTTGTTCATCTAATACCGGTTCTTTTAATGTTCTGCGTTTCTCCTGCAAGTCTTTAAGTTCTTTTGTTAGATCATCTATCTTCTTTTCTGTTTCCGGATCGCTAAAACTTCCTCTTAAAAAGTCCCTTAGTGTTCCGATTCTGCCAAGTTCGTTTCCTCTTGCCAATGTGTAGTCCGGAAGCCAATCGGTTGCGTGTCCAATTTCATGTGCCAAAACCCTACGAGCCAAGAATGGATCTTTGAATATGCTTGGTCTTAAAACAATATCTCCTACCTTGAAATATCCAAGTGCATTCATTCTAAAGTTTTTAACTGTTGGAGTTTTCCCTAAGAGTTCCCTTGCAAGTTGTGTAATCTCCGGCATCTCAATAGGTCTGATCTTGTCATAACTTTCACCAAACATTTCCTTTAGTTCAATGTCCCTGTTAGCATAACCTCCTACATCCCCTGTGCCGGATGGTGTTTTCTGTCCAAACTGCGATCCTTTTGCCATATTTGCCTTATCCCATGCTTGTTTCCATTCCATTAACAATGGGATTGATTCTCCTACCTGCAACCCTACCTGTAGTTTTTGTAGTTCCGGATCTTGTGCCGGAGCTTTGATACCTTTTTCAAATGCTAACGCACCAAGTTCTTTTGCTTTATCTATCTTGGATCTAACTTCCGGTGTAACCGTAACCTTCTGCATCCTATTACCAACACGGTATTTATAAATAGTTCCGGTATCTACCGTTGGAATCTTTTTAGATCCTATGGTTACTGTTTGTCTTACCTCTGTAGGAGCTTCCGGGCTGTATCCGGGAATGTTTATTTCCTCTACTGAAACACCGTTGGCTTTATCAACAAACTTCTGTAGGTGTGGAGGCAACTTCTTTTTTTCTCCTATCGTTACCTTCTCTTTAGTTACAACTTCTCCGGTCTTTTCTATCGTCTTACTAACAAAGTATTCGTTAGGCATCTTAAAAGTAGATTCATCTGTGTTATTAAACATTATCTGTATAGGGTTTTTATCCGTTGATGTGTTTATATAATCTGTCCAAGCTCTCGTACCCATATCAAGATCATTAGCACTAACACCGTATTTCTTCAAAAAGTAGGGATCATCAATCTTTGCATCTTCAAAATCCGGATCTGCGTTCTTTAATAAAAAATCAACCGGTACTTCAAACTTGTATGTAGCTCCCCTACCTTCATAAGCCGGAGATCCTATCGTAAAATATAACTGTTTGGATGCTGCTCTACCCAACCAATTAGACTGAAGTTGTTGCTTGGTTAAATCTAAATCTGCACCATTATGATATATGGGTACTAAATCCCCATATTTGCTCGTTAAATACTTCTTAACATCATCGCCTTCGGAGTTATAGATCTTTGGTTTCTTTGCACCTATTGTTACTTTCTTTGTTGGTATGGGTTCTTGCACCGGTACTTTAACTGC